GCCGGGTTGTCCGACGCGGCCCCGTTGGCCCACGCCTTCGACGCGTCCCACGGCGAGTTGTCAACCCCGTTGGTGACGTCCGCCGAGTCGTTCGGTGTCGGCTGCTCGATCGGTGGCTGCCCCGGCATCGGCCTGCCCGGCACCGACTTGAGCTGCTTGCCGTCCGCGTCCCAGTGGGAGTGGTCGGTGTCGCCTTCCGGGGTGGAGTCGTCGTCGCCGTCGCCGTCCGGATCCCACGCCAACGGCGTCAGTACAGCCGCGATACCAGACCGGGCACCCGCCGAAGCCGCAGCGGGCGCGACCTCGCGGGCCGCGCCGACAATCCCCGTGATCAACCCAGCGGCAAGCGCCTCCTGCGGGGTGAACCACGTCTCCGCGCCCATCAACCCACGCCAGTAGCCGACATCGCCGCCCGCTGCGTCCGCGTACACCGCAGCGAGCTGCCCGGACACGGTGTCCAGCCGATCCGCCATGTGCCGCAGATCCGCCGAACCACCACTCGAGCCGGGCGCGAACGCATCGTGGATCATCATCTGCGACGTCTTCGCCATCAGCCGCTGCTCACCGGCCATCGCGATCACCGACGCCGACGACGCGGCCAGCGCATCAACCACCGTGGTCACCCCTGCGCGGGCGGCGAGCGCGTTGTAGATGGCGTACGCGTCGAACACATCCCCGCCAGGAGAGTTGATATGGACCTCGACGTTCCCGTTCACCGCGCTGAGATCGTGGAGGAAGTCCGCAGCGCTGACCCCGAAGAACCCGATCTCGTCGTAGATCAGGATCTGCGACGGGCCGTCCGCGACGTTCGTGATCCGGTACCAGCCGGTGCCATCTCGCTGGCGGGTGCGTGTCATCAGACGCCTGCCTTCGCTCGCGGCCGGCGGTTTGCGGCCTGCATTGTCGGAGATGCCCACCGGACGTTGCCGGGCTCGTAGTCGCCGTCGTTGTCAATCCGGTCGAGCGTGTATTTGTCGGGACGCGGGCCGAGGATGTTCTCGATGTCTTCAATGAACGCCCCGAGGTCGTGCCACCGAATGCAGACCTTGATCCCGCGTCCGCCGTACCGCGAATAGTTGTGTACCTGCGGGTTGCCGCAACGGTGCATCATCATGTGCCAGGTCAAATAGAGCCAGTGGTCAGACAGTCCGGGCGCCCAGCGCCGCGCGGTCACTACCCGGTTGCCCCGACAGCCGCACGATTGCACTCGTCTGCGCGCGAACACAGACACGGGAACGAGCGTCTCTGCGCCGCATTCACAACGGCACAGGACGGCCCTGTATCCCCTTGGCCTAGATGGCGAGGGACTGGTGCGCGTTTCCTTCAGCGCCAGTAGCAAGCCAGACCGCTGTCCTGGCTGGACAAAGACCTTCGAGACGGCACTCACTTTCGGGCTCCGTTCCCGTTTCCGTTCGCGCCGGCCGGGACCAACTGCGGCGGGCCAGCCGCCGGCGGCTTGGTGCCGGGCTGTTGAAGTTGCACGCTCAGGTACCCCGAATGCGCCAGCAGGGTCCAGTCGTTGTTCTTCACCGCGAGCACGACAGACTCGGGCGTCCACCCGTCCTTGACGAGGGTCGCGAGCGTCACCGCCTCTTGCGCCTGGATGGTCGCGATGTCGGACGCGTCCTCGCGCATGAACGGGATCCGCGCGTCATACCAGAGCGACGCCCCACCCATCGGCGCCCCACGGCGGTCATGCGGCTGCCCGATCATCGGCTGCAGCGACGACGCGGCGTTACCCCACAGGTGCGCCATCGTCCCGTCAGAGAACCGGCGCCGCGCCTGATTCATGTTGCCCGCGTTTAACGAACTTCCCTGCAGGCCCTCCGCGAACCCCACCCAGCTAGGTGGCACACCCGCCGCCGAGACGAGCCGGGACTCGGCGCGGCCCTGCACGATCGCGTAATCCATGTCCTTGAAGTTGTTACCGACCGGAGTCGGCGACGCGCCGCCGCCCAGGTACAGCGTCTTCCACGCGTTCGCGACGCCCTTGTGCTCCTCCTCCAGCAGCTCCTTGAACGCCCGCACCTTGTCGATGTCGATCGACGGGTCGAACGAGATCGCCAGGTTCGGGGTCGCCGCGTTCTCGAAGAACCTGTACTTGTGCTCCGTCGAACCCATGTCACCCTGCAGCTCCCGCAGCACCGGCGTGATCCACGACATGCCGAGGAAGTGCCGGTCAGGGTCGGGCACCGGCGCGTAATGGCAGATCTGGGTCGGGTCGAAGAACCGCACCTTGCCGCCCGGCGGTGTGAACAGGTACCCGACGACGGTGGTGTCAGCGGCCATCGCGGGATTCTCTGCGTCCTCCTGCGACCCCATCACGATGATCACCCACGACGGGTGCAGCCGATGCAGCGTGTCGCCCTTGCGGCGGGTGTACGAGTTCCCCGCAGCCGACGCGTCCCACTCCATCCGGGCCAGCAGGTCAGCGGTCGTCCCACCCGGCCACGGCTGCTCCAGCACCTTCAGATCCGTCGTGCCGAACAGGTCACCGGGCTGCGACCCCGTAAACCGCGTCCATGCAAACCGGATTTGCGAAAAGACCTGCATCCGGGCCAAGACCAGGGAGAACACCGGCCCCGACCTACGCGCCGCCTGGTCAGCCGACCACGCGATCCGCTCCTGATCAAGCGTCGAATAGGTGGTCTGCAGCATCGGGTAGTTGACGCCGCCATAGGAGAACCAGCTCGCGTACTCGTCGAGGCTGAGGTTCTTCGGCCGGGACAGCCCGACCTGGGAGTTAACCCGCTTGAGCAGGCCCATTGCCATCCTCGCCCAGCCGCTTCATGAGCTGCTCCTTTTCCAGCCGTTGCCGCACTGTTGGCCACTCGTAGCTGCTGAGCTGCGTTAGCCGTTCGCGGGCAGCCAATCCCGTCAAGAGGTCGCTATTGCGGTCCTTCTGCATCCGGGCCATGTCCAACGGATCACCAACCGCCGACCGGATGTCTGCCATGTGCGCTTCGAGTTCCGGCGTGACGACGAAGTCCTCCGACCTGCCTTGCCTCTGTGCGGCAAACTGGGCATGTCGGTGGGCTTCCTTTACGGCGCCGCCCGGTTCGGCCGCGATCACATCCCGTAGATGCGCCCGCAACTCCTTGACCCGTCTGCGCATGTCGACCGTGTAGCCGATCTTGACGATGCCCGGGCGCGTGCGCAGGTAGTAAACGACAGGCTCGCGTGGATCAGGCGCCGACCTGACAATCGGCGGGACATCGGCGGAGTCCCTGAACCCGCTAGACCGGCATTTCCGATAAACCAAGAGGGCGTGCGTCTCGCACACCGCCAGCGACGGCAGGTTGCGCCTTACGCACGATGGCCAACAGCAGACCTTGGCCAACTACTTCACGGCTCCACGACTCACCTTGCGTGCCACCTCAGCCTTATGGGCCTCGCGCCAGCCCTCACGGGTCGCGACCGCGCACCACACCAACGCCAGCCACAAGACGGCGGCCACCCGGAACGCCACCCACCCGACCAGGAAGAACAGGCCAGCGAGCAACGTCAGCAGCGTCCGGCCGGCGTGAACCTGCCGCGCCTGCGCCGTGATCCGCTCAACCGGGACACGGTCAAGGATCGTGCTCGTCATGAATCTCCTATCCCAGTAACGCGAACGGCGTCATCGGCTTGTTGGTTGCCAGCCCGTACAGGGCATCGGTCACGGCGACGATTGGGCTGGTGTCATCGGGTCCCCTGCGTGCCCACGTGTGCGCGTCGCCGACCGGCCGCTTCGTCGCCGCCGCGACCGCCGTATTGAGCTCGGTCTGGTCGTAATGCCGCAGGTAAGGGGCGTCACCCGTCACCGCGGCGATCGTCATGCCGTACGCCTGCCCGGCCTGCTGCATCGTCAGCGGCGTCAGCTCGACACCGGCCTTCACCAGCGCCGCCTTCTCCCGCGCCGCCGGGTCCTTGTCGTCGAGCACGGTCGCCACGGGGTGATGCCGATCCTGCAATTCACGCATCCGCACCGGCATCCACGACGTACCCGGCCGGTGCTCGACCACCTGCGCGTACACCTCGCCGCGGTGCTGGCCGACCACCGCGATCGAACCCATCTCCGCGTCCGGCCACGCCGCCGACAATGCGAACGCCACCGGCCCGTCCGGCTGGCCCTGCGCGCCCCGCCTCGCCGTCCACGCCGGCTCCGAGATGACCAGCCAGCGCTGCGGCGCGGCGTCGGGCCACTGGTTCAGATACGCCCGCCGGAACAGGCTCAACCCCGCCAGGCCGTGCTCATCGAGCATCGACGCGAGCTCGGCGCGGATCACCGCCTCAGTCACCGTGCGCCCCAACGCCGGCATGCACCCCCACCACGTCGCCGGATCCTCTGGGTCCGCATCATCAGGCGCCGAGTACTCCACAGACGCCGTTGTCGTTGACGTATCTGCATCCAGACGCGTCCGCGCCGCAATGACCTTCCCCCGCAGATATGTCGAGGCCTCAGTTCCCGCCGTCGACACGATCCACGACTGCGGCTCAGGCCGCGTGATCATCGACGGCCGGAACGCCTGCTCCAACCGGTCGTCCTCGTGCGCGAACGCCTCATCCAGGAACGCCAGATCCAGCACCGGGCCGTGGCCGGATTTCCTCGTCGCCGACACCAACCCATGCGAGGAGCCGTTCTGCCAGATGAACGCCTCGTTGCCGGTCGTCTTCCGCGCCCGGAACAGCGGCCCGATCGCCTCAGACGACTTCAGGATCGGGAGATGCTCGTCCTCCCACTTCTTCCGCGCATCGATCCGCGTCTGAGCCGTGTAGACGATGTTCTGCCGCCCGCCGAAGCCCAGCGCCCGCTGCACCGCGACCGCCAGGATCAGCGTCGTCTTACCCGACTGCCGCGGAACCGTCAGCACAACCTCGCGGTAGGCTAGCCGACCCGTCGCAGGGTCGACCTCCAACGCGATATCGGCGACCTCACGCTGCCACGGCATGAACGGCAGCCCGAGGTGTTCGGCAATCAGGGCGGCGCGCCCGCCGTACGTCGGCCAGTCAGTTCTTCGCTGAGTAGTCCAACGGGGCCGACAACTGTCGAAGGAGCTGAGCCGCAGCAGTCTCGCCGTCATCGTTCACCCCGCCTCCCACCAGCGCCTGGATGTAGGCCCGCAACTCCCGACCGACCGCCGCAGTCGCCAAACCAGCCCCCGCATCCAACTGCCGAGCGAGCGCCAGCGCTGCCGGTCCCAACGCGGCCAGCCCCGGCGTCTCCTGGTTGACCTCAGCGAGCACCCGCGCCATGCCCAGCTCGCACGTCCCTCGGCGTCTACGCGGCGGCATCAGGTCCCCCACCCTCGGGTCGGTGCACAAAATCTTCCTCAGTGGCGGTCGCGGGAATCGGGACAGACCCGTCCAGACCCCGCCCCCCTACCCGCT